TACTTGTATCTGTTTTCCATTTGTTAATTTCATGCTCAAAGAAATCTCTTTCATACCAAATACGCCATCTCTGATTTTTAGTGCTTTGTCTTTCACCTACAAAATATTTTCTACTAGCAAACTTTTTTCCAATAGTTCTGCCATAGTTTTGCACAATTTGCACAGTTCTTAGCTGATCTACTTCAAAGCTATCACCAACTTCCATAGACTGAAGGGCATTGCGAACATCTTCACTTAACACACTGTAAAGTCTGCCATTCTTTTTTGGCATCTTTACATTTTTTTCAATTTTGATTTTGTCAACCGAAACACTTTTTCGTAATGGTGGTTTGTAATCTACATATTTTTCAAATTCTTTCATAATTATTTTCCTCTTGTAAAGCGAGTGGCTCTGCTGCACAGCAAAAATTTAGCGCAAAAACTGCTAATGAACAAAGCCACTCTACAAAAAATGCAGGCACGTTATAGGAGGCTGCATCACTTATGACTAATGACACAGTCATGAATATCTCCTGCATTTCTTGATCAATGTATTGTAGGTCTATGACCATATTTAATTGTGTAATGAACTAACTCCCAATCATTTAGATCAAGTTGTAGTTCCATTTCTTCAAAGGTGCAATTCATAAAATCCATTTTGTATTTGTCTGAAAGCTCCTGTATTAGCTCTTTAAGAACTATTTGTCGTCTACTTCTTGTATACATTTTTTACTCCTCAAGTTATCAAGTATTGGCGCAATCTCAAAATCATACCATTGCCAAAGTTCTTCTTTATGTTCCTCAAAATCATCACCAAAAATTTTAGCCATAGCAACATCAGCTTCATCATATCCAAGCTTTTGTATAAGTTCTGGCATCAAACTTTTCATCATGGAAAGCATTACCCTTGCCACCATCATTTCTTCATAATCACCCATTTATGATCCTCCCTGTTTTCTTATCTATTGCAGCAATAAATCCATCACTGCTATTACGTAAAACCCAAAAGTTATTAAACTCTGAACTTTCATCTTTTACTGGGTGCAAGTATCTGCCACCTGCATCAGAAGTTCTGCTCATATATTGGTAAGCTGCCATCTCAAAACTAGCTGCCTTCATGATTGCACCTTCTTAAGTTCTGCACTCCAAAAACCAACATTAGCTATCATGGTGTTTCTTGTTTGTCGTAAAACATCAAGGCTATCTGTATCTGTTGTTTTCAGAATACTCTCATTTAGTTCAGTAATACCTTGTCTAGCTTTTGCTATCAAGCTACTAAGGTGTCTGATCTGTTCTTCTTTATGAAAATTTATCATTTGTTTCTCCTTCAAAATATGTTTTTTCATACTCCTAGTATGGCATGTTTATTATAAAAAACAACCCATAAAGGGCAAAAAGTGCATGTTTTTTTACTTTTTTAGGCTTTCAGAAGGGTAAATCATCATCAGAAGGAGTTATTTTGCCTTCCCAAAGTGATTTTGCGTATTGCTTTCCATAATCTGCAGGTAATCCAAAACTTTCAAAGAAAAGCTTTTCAGAGCCATATTTCGTGTGCAGGATTTGGTGATGATGTAAGCAAAGTGGAATTATGTTTCTATCATCTGCTTTCATGCTCATACCTCTTGTTCCGACCCAAGGCTTCAACAAATGATGTGCTTGCACAATTCTATGTGTAGAAGAAAAACCTGCCTCACATATAACGCAAGGCAAGCTTTTCACATATTGGATGTAGTTATCTAGATTTTTAAAAGGGTGCTTTTGTTTCTTCATCTAGAAATGGTTTCAATGAACAACTGGTAAACTCTTTCCCACTGGAGTGTGAAACTTTATTCCATCCACCAAATTTATATTTTTGTTCATCAATAGTTATTCTGCCACCAACATCTGGACTTTTACTGCTTCTTTTCTCTGATTCATCTTGATAAAAGATCAGACCACAGCTTGTAAAGATTTCATATTTCTTTTCATCTTTATCATTTCTGCTTTCAACAATGATGGCATATTTTTTTTCACCATTTATTTGTAAAAATCCACGTTGTATTACATCTGATTTGCTTTCCATGAAAAAAGCACCAGTCAAATTATCATCATAATCTGTCATTTTTTTTCTCCCTCTTTTTAAATATATCTTCAAAAGTATCAATGATCAAATGTTTTTCCATCCATTGCTCATTAACTCCTTCTTTTTTTAACTTATGTTTTATAAGCTTTTCAAGCCTTTTTTTATCCATTTGTATCTCCTACAAGTTTAAATTCATAACCTCTACTATTTGCAATCCTGCGCCTAGAAACAACTTCTACTGACATATCAAGTGGCAACCCATATCGTTTGCGACCTTCGTATTTTCGTAAGTTTCTTATTGCAGCAGAAATGCTTGGCTCACCATAAAATTTACCAGTCTTATCTTTTATCACACGTTGTAATGTCCAATATGACCAATACTTTCCATCACGCATACACATAAATACAAAATCATTTAATGATGTAGGATTTGTAAACTTCAATACATTTTCTATATTACTCACCATACACCTCCAAAAGTTTGTTAAATGCATCTCTTGTTTCACCAGTAGATGCAGTTTTTGCTTTTACTATGTAAGCTTTACTTTCATTGTAGGTCTTTTTACATTCTGCATTTTCTGGATCATCTAGAAAGTTACGACATGAATTCAGAAATGAGTCCTCACTTTGTTGTCCGATAATCATATTACCATTCTTAAGAAGTTGGTATTTGTGATTTGATTTTTCTTTTTTTGTAGCAGGTGCTTTATTGTGTATCGCATTTTCAACTTCAAATGCACTTGCGTATTCACCACCACTAAGACCACAGGCAGCTAAAGCACGACCAATGGCACTGGTGCAGCAATTTTCCACAGCAGAAGTTTTGTTGATAAACCCATCACCCCTAAATTCTTCTGCAGAGTCTGTTCCAATTACACGCATTTCACCATCTACATATACGCTTACTGTTGCATTCACAACAACCTGCGTATCATCTTGAAAGGCAATATTCGTTGTTATACAACCATCTACTCCAAAGTACTTTCTAAATGCATGCACTCTAGTATCCACTGTTGTATAAAACTTACCTTTAATATTTACCTTATCCTCATTCTTAAGGTTGGCAATATCTTTCATAGCATTATTCAATTTATCCATTTTCATATTCTCCATAATTTACGAGCAGCTTCTTTTTCATTCTCTGACCAATCCCATGCATCAAAGTTTGGAAAAACAAGGTCTGCTACATTCACAATATCATCACTAAAAGAAAGCAAATTCATCATATTTGATGCTGCTCTCTTAACTTCATTTAAGTAACCATCAAGATTAGGCACAGTTACAGACTTAACTTCTTGTGTCTTGCTTGTAACGTAAACATAATCAATGATAGGTTTACATTTTTCAGCATGTGCATAAATTGCAAGTTGTCTACAGGTTGATGCAGGTATGACGCTACTCATTCTGTTTACAGTTTTAATATCACGCACAATGCCCTCATATTGAAGATCAAGATAGCCAATTATAGGTATCGGCAATTCATCAAACTCCAATTTGATCTTTTTTTGTGTTGCGATAGGTGTTCCAAGTTCTCTAAAATATGGAACAGCAACATCAATATAAATTTGTAAAGCATCTCTTTCTTTACTTGCTTTTGTTTTATCATAAAAAATACCTTGCTGATCTGCCTCATACATTTTGTCGTCAAAAATGTTTTTTGCTAAATTTTGTATTCTTTTTATTGATATATCTCTATAAAGGCTTTCTGTTGTAGCTTGATCAACAGCAATACCTCGCCACATAGCAGGAGACCCAAAGTTGTCTCTAAAACCACTTACTGTAAGTATCCATTTAGCAGGATTAGTTATGTATTGATTGATTTGTGAAGCACTTAGATATTCTATGCCATGTGTTTCAAAAGGATTATTACTCATATTATTATCAAAATATCTGCCCATTTTGGCACGTTTTGGGTTTACATGCAACCCTAGAAATATTAAGATGTGTTTATGAAATTAAATCATTGGTTGAAACAAAACTCATTTACGCATGATGCTTTTATAGAGCATGCAAAAAATAATGGGAGTAATTTTTCAAGACACGCACTTGCAAAATGGTGCAGAGGTGTTCGCATTCCACGTAAAGATGAAATGCATCAAATACACAACCTAACAGCAGGAAACGTTTCAGCAAATGACTTTTATGATCTTTAGCACTTGTAGTCATTAATTTTTTTTGGCACAATTTGGGTTATGAGTATTGAAGCAATTGGATGGGCAAAATACAGGACATGTAAAACACCATCTGAGAAGCTGCTTCTTTTCATATTGGCAAACTATGCTGATGAGGTGCATAGCTGCTTTCCTAGTGAAAAACATCTTGCCAAGATTTGTGGTATTAGTGATAGGCAAATAAGACGATGTCTTGCAAGCCTTGTTGAGCAAAACTACATAAAGATTGTGAGAAGAAAAGGCACTTCAAATAGGTATTACTTGCGTATGGAAGCACATGTCCATACTGTTAGGACACACAGTTCCAGTAATACTAAACCTATACAAAAAAAGAGAGGAAAAATAAATGAACTTGCAGGCTGAACTTAAAAACCAACACAATATTGATATAAGTGATTACAGTATTGGAACACACAAATTACATTGTCCACAGTGTCAACCACCACACAATCCGAAAGATAGACCACTTTCATTGACGATTGATGAAAGCTCAGCTGTGTGGCTTTGTCATCATTGCAATTTTAGTGGTGGACTGAGAGAAGGTGGCTATAAGAAAAAAACTGTTTCAAAAGTTACAACTAAAGTTGTTAATTATGATGCAAGTGCGAATGAGTTTTTGGATACTTACTTTCGCAGCAGATCAATAAGTAGAGAGACATATCAACAATTTAATATTTTTAGTAAGGACAACAAATGGATTGGCTTTCCTTACAATGGCTTTAACAATAGGTGTGATAACATTAAATATAGAACAACTGATAAGCAGTTTAAGCAGACACCAAAAGCTAAAAAAAGTTTATACAATTACCACCACGTAAAAGATAGCAAAGAAGTTATTTTTGTTGAGGGTGAAATTGATGTGCTTAGTTTGTGGGAAGTTGGATACAAGAATTGCACAACATTACCAGATGGCGCTCCTGCCAAAGTTTCATATAAAGAAAATGATAAAAGATTTAGCTGCTTACAGACGCACCCTTTAAAAGCACAAAAAATAATTTTATTTGTTGATAGTGATGGCGCAGGTGAAAACCTTAATAAAGAACTAGTGCATAGATATGGAAAGGATAAATGTTGGTATGTTGAAACACCAAAAGATTGTAAAGATGCAAATGACGTTTTGGTAAAACATGGATCAGCAACTTTAAAAAACTTGATATTGAAAGCAAAACCATTACCAGTTGATGGACTTTACACTGTGCATAACTACACAAAAGAAGTTATAGATTTATATAATGGTAATTATGACAAGCCAATTGAGATTGGTTATCCAAGTTTAGATAAGCTTTACAAAGTGCAAAAGGGAACTTTCCATGTTTGGACTGGTATTCCTAATCATGGCAAGAGTACATTTTTAGATCAGGTATTGGTGCAGCTTGCAAAACAACATGATTGGAAGTTTGCATTGTTTTCTCCAGAACATTCAACCAAGATGCACATACGAAGGCTTTCACAGATTGTTGCACAAAAACCATTTGATAAAGGATTTAACCAAAGAATGAACACAGATGAATTACATACCACCTTAGAGTGGATACATGATCATTTCTACTTTATAGAAACTAGAGAACACATTCCAAATGTTACAAAGATTTTAGATATAGCAAAACAAAGCTGCATGAAGTTTGGTATTAATGGCATTGTGATTGATCCTTATAACGAGGTTGATGCAAGGCGTAGAGGTAATTATAGAGAAGATGAACACATAAGAGATTTTATTTCTAGCTGCAAGAGGTTTGCCAGAACACATGATTGCACAGTATGGGTGGTTGCACATCCAACAAAGATGATAAAAGACCAGAACGGCAGCTATGCGCCACCAACAGCATATGATATTGCAGGTGCTAGCCATTGGCATAACCAAAGCGATGCAGTTGTAACAGTGCATAGAGATTTTGATGAAAATACTGTTAAGATAATTACAAGAAAAATACGTGAGCAAGGATTGTATGGAGCCATTGGTGAAGCCAAGTTTGAATATGATATGAGCAGACGGATTTTTACAGAGAGCATTTTAGGTGATGCATGGGATTATTAGAGGTATGTTAATAATGAAAGATAGAAGCGGATATATTGATTGTCCCAAGTGTAGCGATTATGAAGGCTTTTTAGCCGTTGATCTTAAGCTTGGACATAAAGAGGGCGGTAAGTGTCACACATGCGGTTATACAGTTTCCACGCCATTATGGTTAAGTCAAGTAGGTAGAATATTTGGGAGGGACTACACATAATATGAAAAACTTAGAAGAAATATATGATGAACTAGCATTTAAGTATGATAGAGATTATTCAGATAAAAAGATTCAAGCAGAAAATGAATTCTTAAAAGCAATGATACCTTATAAATTTGGCTCTATTCTGGATGCAGGTTGTGGAACTGGTTTGCTTATGGATTTAGTAAATATAAAACCAAGTGATTACACTGGTATAGATATTTCAACAAATATGCTTGCAGTTGCAAAAAAGAAATACGCTAAATATAAATTTAAAAAACAAGATTTTTTTGATCACAAACAAAAACATGATTGTGTCATAAGTTTATTTGGTATTCCAGATCATTGTGGAATTGATGTTGCAGTTGATCACTCATATGACTTGCTTAATGAAAGAGGTCTTTACATTTCAACATTTATCAATGCAAATGGTCCATATAAAAAGCTTAAATGTTTTGATGAAAATGGCTATGATCAGACTTTCAATGCTTATAGCGTATCTGAAATAAATCAAAAGTTACAAGATAAAGGATTTGCATGGTATTATATTTTGGGTATAGCAAATATAAAGGAATGTGCAGACGTGCAAAAAACAGCTAATCAACTTATAAATGATCGCCATAAATTACGACATTGTAAATATTATTTCGTGATGGCAGAAAAATGAAGTTGAAACTAAACCTCAATGTTTTTGATGCAGCATTAAACAGGCTTCAAGAACTCTATGAGCAAGATCACACAATTGTTATTTCACAAAGTGGAGGAAAAGATTCCACTGTATGTATGGAGCTTGCAATCATGGCAGCAGATGCAGCAGGTAAATTGCCAATAAATGTAATACATCGTGATGAAGAAATACTTCTCCCAAATACATATGAATACTTAGAAAGAGTTGCAGCCAGACCAGAGGTAAATATGCATCATGTTTGGGCAGGTCAACCTGTTATAAATGTATTTAATAGAAAAAATCCTTATTGGTGGATATTTGATGATTTAGTTGATCCATCTGATTGGGTAAGACAACCACCAGACTATGCATACAAAATTGAAGAACAAAACATCAATGCTCTTGTAACAAGAGAAAGATTTCCAACCAAAGAGGGGAAAGACCTATATTCCTGTATCGGATTGAGAGTTCAAGAAAGTCCGAACAGGCGTATGGGTTTATTTTCAAGCAAAGGACACATCACAAAAGAAAACAAATTTGGTGTGAAATATCTTAGACCCATATATGATTGGGTTGATGGTGATATATGGAAAGCCATTCAAGATTTTCAATGGGACTATAATCATGCTTATGATGTGATGGTCAAGCATGGGAGATCAAAAAATAAATTAAGAATAGCGCCTTTAACAATGACAACTGCAGGCATTCCTGATTTACAGTTAGCACAGAAAGCTTTTCCAAAATGGTTTGATAAATTGTGTGCAAGACTTGATGGTATAAGAACAGTTGCACAGTTTGGCAAGATTGCATGTCAACCAAGAAGAAAAAGCGGTGAGACTTGGGAAGATTGTTTTACAAGAGAGTGTATTGATGAAGCGCCACAATGGATTAAACAACGTGCTGAACTTGCCTTACGTAAAGAGCTAGAAAAGCATCAAAGATTAAATGGTAATGTGCCATTTCCACAAATAAACGCCATCAGAGCAAATCCACTTGGATCATATAAAAAACTAGCTATGTCAATGTGGAATGGTGATCCTTTTAGTTTGAAAGCAGGACATTTGCCATACATGGAGCCAGAATACTTTAGAAAAGGCAGTGGCTTCTGGGGAGGAAAACCTACATTTTGAAAGATGATCTAACTGAACATATAGAATCAGTATCTTGGATATGGGCAAAAACGTATGCAGAAATTGCGCCTCATTGGTATATAAGAAGGCATGAACAACCATTTTTATATGAAAAATTAAGTCGCATGATAGTATTAGAAGGCGTTGATGAAAATTACACTAATCACAAAGGAAATACTTACAAATGTAGATATTTCTATCATGATAACTACAAATACTGGGAAATGTCTCCCATTATAAATAGAGCAGAGGTAAAAGATGGCTAAGTTTAAAGGTAAAGCAGAAGTAGAAAAGAAAAATAAGGTATTGAAAGCTTTAAATGTTCAATACATAACACATGATAAGATTGTGCCAAATACATACAATCCAAACAGGCAATCAGATGATGAATTTGAATTGTTAAAAAGATCAATGACAGAAGACGGTTTCACACAACCGATTGTTTGCGTAGAGCATGAAGATCAAAAAGGAATGTTTCGTATTGTTGATGGTGAGCATAGATGGCGTTGCAGCAAGGAGCTTGGCTATAAGGAGATTCCAATTGTGGTTACCCCAATGACATTAGAGCAAGCAAGAATTGCTACTCTGCGCCATAACAGGGCGCGAGGCAGTGAAGATATTGAACTTACAGCTAACGTATTAAGAGATTTAGAGTCTGTTGGTGCGCTTGACTGGGCACAGGACTCATTAATGATGGATGATTTAGAACTGCAAAGAATGTTGGAAGATATTCCTGCTCCAGAAGCAATGGCAGGTGAAGAATGGTCAACAGCTTGGGTGCCATCTGATAATGATACAAGTGAAGATGGAGTTGAGGGTGTAGAGCATAAAACAAATGATGGAACAATGGTGAAGTCATTAACTGTTGAAGCACTAAATAGACAAAGAGAAGTTGAAAAGATTGTCGCAAATGCAAAAACAGAAGAAGAAAGAAAGATGGCAGTTCAAGAAGCTAATTTTTACAGATTAAATTTAGTTTTTAGTGGTGATGAAGCAGACACAGTAAAAAATGCTCTTGGCAAAAACCCTGCTGAAACTTTATTAGCTATGTGTAAAAATGTTTGATGTAGTCTGCACAGGTATCAAAGAACGCCTTCCAATAGTCAAATATCTAAGACACCATATTCCAAGTCTTAATGTTGTCTGGGATCAGAAACAAGATGCAATGGATACGTTTATGAGAGCATGGAAAGAATATCCAGATAAGCCATCACTAAGATTGCAAGATGATATTATTCTTACAGAAAATTTTATGGATAAGGTAACAGACATTATTGAACAATATCCAGATGATGTTCTGCAGTTCTTTAGTATGAGAAAAGCAGATTTAGAAGTTGGCACACGTTGGGAAAATGGCAGCACATGGCTCATGAATCAATGTCATTATCTGCCTGCAGGAATGGCAGGTGAAATACATAAATTTGGTCTGAACTGGGCAGGTCTTGAAGATGCGCCTACAGCAGATGATCTTCTTATGAGAGATTATTTCAAAACCAACAAAATAAAGTATCAAATAATAGTTCCAAATCTTGTAGATCATGCACAGGTTTATTCTGCGATAAACAGAAAAAGGTCTAGGTTTAGAAACTCAAAAACATTTGTTAATCCAAACTTAGAAGCTTTTCCTTTAGGTATTACGTAGTTGCCCTGTAACTATCTTTCAGCGCCATCATTAATGGTTGTGTATCAAGGTTAAAATCAGTAAAGCCATCTTTAATAGATTGTAAGTATCTATTGGAAGGTGGATACACCTGCTTACTGTTCATGGTGTAAAGCATCAAATCTTTTTTGCCAAAAGCTTTTTGCAGACCAGTAACCTCAACAATTATTTTCTGATACAGTTTGGGATAACCTTCATATATATCTAAGGCATGCTCACAAACATCTGAAATCTCCCAAAGACCTAAGGCAACGCTGCCCTTTTTGTTCTTTTGTATGTCTGCAACACCTCTAAACTTAAGTTCAAAGCCTTCAAGGTGGATACTGCCAACAGGTTTTGCATAAGGACATCTCACTGCCATCTGTTGCATATTCAGATTGCTTCCATATGCACCATACAGATATTTTTTTGTTTCTGTTGGCTCTAGTTCATATTTCAAATAATTCATTCTCTTTCTCCTAATTTAAGTCTAGTTCTCTTTCTTTGTAAAATTTTTGCACCTGTGGCTCAACGCCATCAAGCCATCCATCATCTGTTTCAACCTCAACCTGCTCAACTTGAGGAGTATTCCAGTTTGGTTGTGGATAGTGCGCCCAAAGTCCACTTTCTCTTGCAAAGTATGCAAATGCAGCTTTATCCAAGTCTGACTCCCTTGGTCCATTGTAGAAGGTATTAAGTTTGTTGTTAGAAAGCTGCAATGTTCCATCAACTGTATTTATTGTCCAAACACCTCCACCACTGTAGAACATTTCATGTCCTGCATTCTCTATTGCATTTCTTATTAATGCATATGGTCTGTTTTTACTTGGCTTGCCTTTTAGTGTTGTATTCGCAAGCTTAGAACTCTTTTCAACAAAAGCTTGTAAGAAACTCACCCAATTTGCAATCTTCTCAAAATTAAGTGTTCCACTATGTTGTCTAAACTCAAGTGTTCCATAATTAGTAAGACTTTGCATATTGATTTTATGATACCTGCCTCTGACATTTGCAAGCGCTCCCTTTGTCTTACATTGTCTAAGTCTTGTGCTTTTTGAAAGTTTGTTGCACCACCTTGAATTGTTATCTCTTCTACTTCTTGGCATAATCAAATCAATCTGACTTTCATAATCACAGTATCTTTCATATACATTTATAATCTGTTTGGTTGTGAGATCATTAACATCAATGTGAACATGTAACCCACATCTGACATTTACACCAATACCCTCAATAGTATCTAAAGCCTTAATCACTTTATCTAGTTGCTCAAAGCCATCTTTACCTTGCATTGGTGGTGAAACTATCTCTCCACTGTATCTGCTATCTAAGCTACTATCTGTAACAATTTTCCAGTAGCTTCTTGTTGTGTGGTGATAACCCTCATAAAAACATTCAACACCTGCATCAGCAATAGCATCTGCAACTCGTCTTGGTGTAGACCCAACAAACTCAAGCTCTAATCCGAACTTTCTTTGTCCTGCGTCTGGGTATTTAGTAAGTGTCGTATTCATTTTATCTCCTATCAATTTAATTACTTACAATTAATATATTACCCTAATGTTTATATTTGTAAACAGTTTGAGGTAAAAAAATGCCCTTTTTGTGCTTTTTTTGTTTACTTTTGACCAGAAAACCTACAGAATTGGATAAAAAATGATAATCAATGGTTAAAAAAACATCAAAGAATAAATTAACACCAAGTTTGTTAGAAGAAATTAGAAACAAGTTTGTTCAAGGCATAGAGGCTAATACAGGCGGCAGAAAGCTTTTTACTATTGATCAATTAGCTGCTGATTACAACATACCAAAGCCGACACTTTATAAACATGCAAAGAAAGAAGAATGGGTTATTCAACAGAAAAACTTTCAAGAAGAATATTTAATCAAGTTAGATGAAATTAGGAGAAAAGAACTTATTCAGGAAAGTATTAACTTTGATAGAACAAGTTTGCAGATTGCAAAAGGTTTAATGGGTCAAGTTGCAAAAATGATCTCAAAAAATGCAGCACCAGATAAAGAAGTAAAACCCAATAGTTTAGTTGCACTTTCAACTGCTGCAACAAATGCGCAAAGACTTGCCAAGCTTGCATTAGGTGAATCAACAGAAAATATGGAAGTAAATACAAATGTCCAAGATAGCGATGCCTTCAAACGAGCTCTTGAACGATTGGATTCAATCGCCGAGGGTATCAGAGAAGAAGACACTAAGTCTATACACTGATTGGCTGACCACAGCTAGATCAAAACAGATAACGCCTGCAGGTGATTATCATATCTGGTTGATACTTGCAGGTAGGGGATGGGGTAAAACACGCACTGGTGCGCAGGACATTGCGCTCTACGCACTAAGAAACCCTAATACTATAAGTGCAGTTATTGCGCCCACTTTTGGTGATTTAAGAAGGGTATGTTTTGGTGGACCCAGTGGACTGCTCTCAATAATTCCAGAAGAATGTTACTTTGTTTCTAGAGGGCGTAAAAGCTATTCAACAAATACTGCAGAAATACGATTAGCAAATGGATCAAAAATTATGGGGTTTGCAGCAATTGAGCCAGATAGATTGAGGGGTCCACAGTTTCATAGAGCATGGTGTGATGAGTTAGCAGCATGGAGATACCCAGAAACATTTGATCAATTGATGTTTGGTTTGCGTCTAGGAGAAAATCCACAATGCATCATAACTACAACACCAAAGCCAACACAGCTTATTAACAAGCTAATTGAAAGGGATGATGTGCATATTACATCTGGCAGCACATTTGAAAATGAAGCAAATCTAGCAGAGTCAGCATTGCAAATGCTCAAAGAGAAATATGAAGGCACAACTTTAGGCAGGCAGGAACTTTATGCAGAAATTATTAACACTATGGATGGTGCCTTATGGAATAATGAAATGATTGAAGAAACACGCTTGTCAAAAGATACAGAAAGAGAACTCACCCAAATTTGTGTAAGTATTGATCCTGCAGTAACCAGTAATAGTGCATCAGATGAAACAGGCATTATTGTAGTAGGTAAAGATGCAAATGATAGGTTTTACGTTCTAGAAGATATTTCTGGGAAGCACAAGCCAGATAAATGGTGTAGAATAGCAATTAACGCTTACTATGAATGGCAAGCTGATAGAATAATAGCTGAAACAAATAATGGTGGTGATCTAGTGGAAAGACTTATAAGGACTATTGATAGGAATGTTTCTTATAGATCAGTAACCGCAACACGTGGTAAGCTTGTCAGAGCCGAACCAATAGCTGCATTGTATGAACAGAAAAGAGTTCATCATGTTGGTACTTTTCCAGAACTTGAGTCGCAAATGACCACATATACTGGAGAAAGACCAAAACCCAGTCCAGATAGACTAGATGCTTTAGTTTGGGGACTAACAGAAATAAGTAAGTCAAGAGGACGTGTAAATTGGAGAATTAGCTAATGGCAGACAACAGAAACATATTTCAAAGAATTTTTAATTTAAAACCTAATGAAGTAAAGCAAACAGGCATGATGGGATATTTTGGTGTTGCATCAAAACAAGGTAAAGAATATAAATACCAAGACTTAGCAAAGGAAGGATATTTACAAAATGCGATTGTTTACAGGTGTGTAAATGAAATATCAAAGGGCGCAAGCGCAGTTCCTTTTATTTTAAAAGACGGAGACCAAATATTAGAAGAACACCCACTCATAACTCTGCTTAACAGACCCAATCCATTACAAAGTTACTCAGAGTTTTTTAATAGTTTATATGGCTATCTTTTGTTAAGTGGTAATGCTTATGTTCTCAAAGTAGGCAGCGAAATGGGTGCGCCACAGGAACTACATCAACTACGTCCAGATAGAATAACAATAAAAGGACATGGTAAAGCTATACCAGATAGATATGAATATATTATCAATGGCAGAACAGAGTCAGTATATGAAGTAGACCAAGAAAATGGTTTTAGTGAACTTAAGCACATTAAGTTATGGAATCCATTAGATGACTATTATGGGTGTTCACCACTTAATGCTGCAGCAGTGGAAATAGATCAATTTAATATGTCCAGTGAACATAATGTAAACCTTTTACAAAATGGTGCAAGACCTAGTGGTGCAGTCATATTTAAACCAAAAGATGATGAAGGCTTTAATGTAAATTTAACAGAGCCACAGAGACAACAACTGCTTACTGACCTTAACAATAGGTTTCAAGGAACAAATAATGCAGGCAGACCATTATTGTTAGAGGGAGATTTTGATTGGAAAGAAATGGGTTTATCACCAAAAGATATGGACTTCCTTAATTTAAAAAGAATGAGTGCTACTGAAATAGCTTTATGTTTTGGCGTGCCATCACAGCTTGTAGGTGTGCCAGATGCGCAAACATATGCCAATGTGGCAGAAGCAAGACTTGCTCTTTATGAGGAAACAATTATTCCTTATCTAAGAAAGATAGCAAGTGATCTTAATGAGTGGCTTGTTCCAATGTTTGGTGATCGTTTACATTTGGAGTTTGACATAGATCAGATTCCTGCACTTACAGAAAGAAGAAGAAAGGTTTATGAGAACATAACAAGTGCAGTGCGTGAAGGTATCATGACAAGAAATGAAGCAAGAGAAAGAATAGGTTTAGAGCCAGTAGATGGTGCAGATGGTTTATATATTTCAGCAACGCTTTTCCCACTTAATGAGGATGCAGTTCCAACACCAGAAGTTACAGATAGTGATGATGATGCAAAAGAGTATGACGTTTGCCAAAAATGTGAAGTAGAAACAAAAGAAACAAACTTCCCAAAAGCAGGTGATGATAAAAAGATTTCATTAAGGAATAGTAACTATCCACAATTTGATTACAGGTTTGCTAAAAACTTAAAGGAAGTAGGCGTAGGCAAAAAGATTTGGAAAGCAGGTGGCAACATAAGGGGTAATGATGCATTTATTCTATGGGGTAGGGCAAGAGATGGATCAGAAACACCTGCAGTGTTAGATTGGATAAAAGAGAGAGAAGCTTGGGCAGCAAGACACTTTAGAGATGGTAAGCATTTTGCAGGCGGAAAAACAGAGCCAAACATGTCAAACATTGCAGGGGTTATAGCGCAAGTCAAATGGGGAGTCATTGGAACACTTGGTGAACAGCAAATGAAAGATACAATACTTGAACTTACAAAAAAACTGGAAGGGCGTAAAGACCCAGATGATAAATTTGTAGATGAAAATTGGCAATTCTATATTCCAGAAGAAGATCAGACAAATATAGAAGAAGATGACAAACAAGTATCAGCAAAAGTAAAGAAGGCATTACAAAAGAAAGTTGATGATCATAATGAAAAATATGGAGACAACCCAAAGAAAAGAGCAACACTTCGTATGCTTGAAGCAGTATTTCGTAGGGGTGTGGGAGCCTATAGAACCAATCCTCAAAGCGTAAGACCTAGAGTTACTGGACCAGATCAGTGGGCATATGCCAGAGTGAATTCTTATTTAAGTGCCTTGCGCACTGGCAGGTTTCAAGGTGGTAAGCATGATCAAGACTTATTTCCAAAAGGACATCCATTAAGTAGCAAAAAATGATGCAAGCACAAAAACAGCTAAGAAATTTTAGGCAACGACAGGTCAACGCTAAGCGTATTTCTAGGCAGCAGGTGGTATTGCGTAAAAACTTAGAAAGAGTTTATTACAAGCGCTTAAACACGCTTTTTAGGCGATTTATTAGGGTGCGCATGCATTTATATAAAGAGTATGGATCATATGATGTTGAGGTTGCAACAAGAAGCCTCAATGAAGAACTGTTTCCAACTACACTTGCACAATATAAAAAAATATTTGCTGCTATTTATAGAATGAATGAAAACAGATATGACTACTTAAAAAAACAAGATGAATATTTTGTGTTTGGTCGTTCAGTTGATATAGAAGCTTTAGTGGCTAGTTATTTTGCAAGTAGGCAACTTTTTTTATCAAACATATCAAGACGTATGGCACAAAGAATACAAAATGACATTATTGCAGGCAGAGCAGAAAATCTTTCAATAAGAGAAATTGCAGATAATATTACAAAAAAATATTTACCTATTGCATCAAGCAGAGCAATTTTGATAGCAAGAACAGAGACTGGCAGCGCAGCAGGATTTGCAGATTTTAGTTATCACAAACAGCTTGCAGATGACACAGGTGCATCAGTAAAGAAACAATGGACTGCAGTAAATGATTTAAGAACAAGATCAGCACACTCTGCAGCAAATGGTCAAGAAGTGCTTATGGATGAGGACTTCATAATTGGAGGTATGCCTATGGCTTACGTAGGTGATCCAAGAGGTGGTGCAAAAAATGTGATAAACTGCAGATGTGTAATCGTCTACGCAGATGAGCAAGATATTGTGCTTAATTAATGATTAGGATACTATATATAGAAAAATGCCTATACCAAAACCAAAAGCAACAGAATCTAGGCAGCAATTTTTAGATAGATGTATGGGAGACAAGACTATGGTTGATGAATATTCAGATACAAGTCAAAGAACAGCAGTCTGTAGCAGCAGCTATGATTCATATAAGGAAGATACCTTAGAAGGCAAAGAAGAAGTAAGACGTGATGTTTTTACAACAGAAGAAGAAGCAATAGCTAGAGCAGAAGAAATTGGGTGTAGTGGCACTCACACACACAATGCAGATGGTGAACTTGTATTTATGCCTTGTTCAAGTCATGCAGACTATACCAGATTAACAGGTCGTGAACTAAGCGGCTATGGCATGGGGAAAAAACCAAAGAAAAAACCTAAGAAAAAAGAAGATGATGAGTTTATAGATTATAAAACTGAATTCAAAGGTTATGTTGATGATGATGAAGATGAGGATTATGGTAAGTTTGAAGGTTATGGATCAATTTTTGGAAACAAAGACTTAGGTAATGATGTAATTATGCAGGGTGCATTTGCAAAATCACTGAAAAAGAAAAAACCCAATCAGGTCAAATTGCTATACCAACATAAAACAGATATGCCTATCGGTGTGTTTGATGAAATAAGAGAAGATGACAAAGGTTTGTATGTAAAAGGCAGACTTGCACTACAAACGCAAGCAGGTAAAGAAGCATATGAACTAATGAAAATGGGCGCACTAGATGGCTTATCAATAGGATTTAGAGTAAACCCAAAAGAAGTAGAATATGATAGACGTGCAAATAAACGTATCATAAAAGAAGTAGAATTAATGGAGGTATCTTTAGTTACTTTTCCAATGAATCCAAAAGCTACGATTCATGCAGTAAAAGGTGAGGATATTTCAATTAGGGAATGGGAGAATGGACTGCGAGATGCTTTCAATCTATCACGTTCTGAAGCAAAAGTAGCTGCAGGCGCAGTTTACAAGTCATTTGATCAGCGAGATGCTGAGCAAAGAACTGAACTCTTAGATGAGATGAAAAACTTAACTGAAACCTTAAAAAATCTTAATAATTAGGAGGACACTATGTCAGAAGATATTAAGAACAGCATCAGTGATCTTGGAAACGCTTTTGAAGAATTCAAAAAAGTAAATGACGAGAGACTAGAAGCTGTAGAAAAAGGCGATGGAACAGCTATGCTTGATGCTAAGTTAGAAAAGATTGAAGCAAAACTTGATTCTTATGAAGACTTAAATCAAAAAATGACTGTTGCAGAGCAAAATGCAACTGACGTTAAGGGACAACTTGATAAGCTAGAAACAGTTCTGAAA